GGTGGCTATGGGTTTCAACAAGAAGCAAGTTGAAGGCTTGCAAATGGACGATGCTCTAGCCTATACGCCAGAGCGTGTGGTTCGTTTCTCTGCGGGTGAGCAGCCTTACCAAGTTCAGACTGATGACCCATCCATGCAAGAGATTGAGGTCTTTGAGTGCTATGTCAAAACTGATATAGAGGGCAAAGGTATTGCTTCACTCGTTCAAGTGTTCTATGCTTCAAACGAGATTCTTGAGGACGAGAATGGCAAGGAAATGGTTGAGGAAGTGGACTATGTGCCATTCCACTCAATCTGCCCTATTCCAATTCCGCACAAATTCTTTGGCAACTCACTTGCTGACAGAACGACAGACTTACAGTTAATTAAAACGACTATCACCCGTCAAATGTTGGATAACCTCTATCTGACAAACAATGCACGAGTTGTCGCTGTTGAAGGGCAGGTAAACCTTGACGACTTGCTTACATCTACTGCTGGTGGTGTTATTCGTGCTAAGTCTCAAGGTGCTGTTCAACAACTTGTAGTCCAGAATGTAGCGGCTCAGGCTTTCCCAATGCTTCAGTATTTGGATACAGTCCAGTCTAAGCGTACTGGTGTATCTGATGCTTCTCAGGGATTAGACCCATCTATCTTGCAGAATGTGACTGCTGCGGCTGTAGCGTCTATGCAACAAGCTGGCGCAGGTAAGATTGAACTAATGGCTCGAATCTTTGCTGAGACAGGTGTTAAGTCTTTGTTCCAAGGCATCTTGCATCTTCTCTGTAAGTATCAGGATAAGCCTCGTTTGGTTCGTATGCGTGGTGAGTTTGTAGAGTTTGACCCTCGCACATGGGCTAACCAATACGATGTTTCAATCAATGTTGGTTTGGGTGCAGGGAATCGTCAAGAACAGATGGCTATGCTGTCGATGGTTCTTGCCAAACAAGAGCAGTTGATTGCTCAATATGGTCCTGCTAACCCTTATGTAAGCCCTGCACAGTATCGTGGCACTTTGGGTCGTATGGTTGAGATTGCAGGCTTTAAGGATTCTGCTGAGTTCTACAAGGCTATTACACCAGAGCAAGATCAAGCTTTGAGTAATCCTCCTCCACAGCAACAACAAATGCCTCCAGAGGTTCAAGCTATCATGGCTAGAACACAAGCTGAGATACAAGCTAACCAAGCCAAAGCACAAGCTGACATTCAGTTGAAGCAACAGCAAATGCAGATTGACATGGAGATGGCTCAACAAAAGGCAGGTCTTGAAATGCAGTTGATGCGTGAGAAAGAGGCTGCTAAGTTGATGCTTGAGCGTGAGAAACAACAGGCTTACTTTGCGATGAAACAGCAAGAGTTTGAGGTTGAGGCTCAATTGAAAGCAATGAAGGTAGGTGCTGGCATTACTAGCAATGTAGAAATTAAGGGCTAATCATGGCAATCAGAAACTTGCTTGAAGACTCCATGGTTGATGGAATGGATGCTGACAATGGGGTGACTGGTCTGATTCCTGTCTCTCAAAAGCCTACAGTAGATACATCGGTCATTGATAACTTAACAAAGCAAATCCTTGCACAAAACACTTCTGATAAGTGGCAAGGTGGTATAGATGCTAAGACTGCCGCCAAGGACATGGCTAGAATCATGGCTGGCATTGGCATTACTGATATTCGTCAGTTTGGCATCATTGAAGCACCTGCCTCGGTTGAGGTAAAGCAAGATGGCAAAGGTGGTTTTGTTGATGAGCAAGGCAAACCAGTTGACCCATCATTGGTAACAAACCAAAGCTACTCTATGGAGGGTGGTGATGTCAGTTACTTCACAGCGCCAATTGGTAAGTCACAGAACTTTGGCAACAAGTTAACTGGTCAGCTAGTACCTAATACCTATGGTGAGCGCCAAGGTGGTAATGCCTTTGGTGGCACTTATGAGGGCAAAGGAAATACTGGCTACCGAGTTGACTTTACTCCTGATGGCACACCTATTTTCTACACTACTGCCGCTTCTAGTAGCGATGTCAAAGACTGGATGCCATTGCTTCAGTTAGGTCTTGCTGTAACTGGTGCAGGTGGTTTGCTTGGCAATGCTTTGCTAGGCTCTGGTGCAAGTCAAGTTGCATCGAATGTACTTGGTAACGCTATTCTTGGTGGAACAACTACTGGCATTGCTGGTGGAAACATCCTAAAGGGCGCATTGACTGCGGGTCTTGCGGCAGGTATTGCTCCTGCAACAGAAATGGTGCTAGGCAAGATTCCAGACTTTAACGCATTGTCAAACCCTGTAAAAGCGGCTGTGACCAATGCTGTAAGTGGCACGATTATGAACAAGGGTGAGATTACCCCTGCTGTTCTAGTGTCTGCTTTAACGGCAGGTTTAGGTGCGGCAGGTAAGGACGCTGAACTCAAAAAGTTTGAAAGTCAAATGACTGAGAGTGGTCTTGCGGGTCAGACTTCTATTACACCAGAGGACTTAAAGTCTTTAGGTCTGACAAGCGAAGTTACGCCTACTTCTGGAACACAAGCAACAACTCCAAGCGTAACAAGTTCGTCTGATTTAGTTTCTATATTGGCACAAGAAGCAGACAATTTTGGTGCTAACAGTCTTGAGTCGCCAATTCCAAGTTGGGTAACAACGACTGGCGATGAGGTTGTGACTGGCTCTCGTGTTGATAGCCAAGGTCAAACTCGTTATGAGATCAGTAGGATTAACCCTGCTGACCCAAAAAATCCTCTTGTCTATGAAGCTGTTTTAAATCCTGAGACAAACCAAGTAACTTATGAATGGGGTGGTGAGATAGTAGATGCTGAAGGAAATTTAGTTCCTGATGTTACAACTACATCTAGTGGTTCTAAGCCATCATGGACTTATGACCCTTATGCTCAGAATACTGTTATTGCAGGTCAAGCAACAAGTCCAACAGCAAATCAAATTACATTGGACGATGTGACAAGGGTTTTGAGTAGCCAGAACTACGCAAGACCAGAGGATATTCAAGCTGCTATCAATAGCATCAATATCCCTCAAGGAATAACAAACCAAGATGTTCAGTCAATCGTTTCTACCGCATTGGCAAACAACCCATCATTGACAACAGATCAGGTTGCTCAGATCGTCAATAACGCTGTGTCTAACATTCCTAGTGGCTTAACTGCTGACGATGTAACCAAAATCATTGGTAATCAAAACTTTGCCACTCCTCAAGACATCCAGACAGCAATTAACAGCATCAACATTCCACAAGGTTTGTCTGAGCAAGATGTTAAGACAATTGTTTCTAATGCCTTTGCAAGCAATCCTAGCTTAACCAGTACGCAAGTTTCTCAAATTGTTAATAGTGCAATTTCACAAATTCCGTCTGGTTTAACAGCAAGCGATGTGCAGTCAATTGTTGGTACTGCTGTGTCTAAATTGCCAGCCGCACCTACTACTCAAGACATCATCAATATCATTGGTGGTCAAGGTTTAGCATCTACTGCTCAACTTACCCAACAAGGTCAAGACTTGATGGCTGCTTTAAGAGCGCAAGGTGTGGACTACAACACAGCGCTTAACCAAGCTATTCAAGCACAATCGACAGGATTCGCCACTTCAATCAATGATGTGATTAAGCAAATTGGTGGAGTGCAAACAGGACTTGAATCACAACTTGGCGGTGTTCAGACTAACCTTGAGTCACAGTTAACTGCTCAGGGTAAAGCCTTGATGGACTCATTGCAGCAACAAGGATTAGATTACCAAACAGCATTGAATGAGGCACTAGCTTCACAAGCAAGCCAATTCCAAAATCAAATAACTGGCGTACAAACTGGTCTTGAGTCGCAACTTGATGCACAGGGCAGACAATTCCTTGAGGCATTGCAGGAGCGTGGTGTTGACTACAAAACAGCTTTGGATGAGGCTATTGCTCAACAAAATGCAAAGATCGGTGAAGTTCAAACAAGTTTTGAAGAACAGTTAGCTAAATCGACTGCATCTACCTCTGCTGACTTGGCTAAATTGATGTCAACCCTTGGTTTGGTTGGTTCAACGATTAGCGCCATCCAAGCGGCTAACACTCCAAAGACTTACACATATAACTTGGCAGACCCATCTACATGGGGTAGCCCTGTTTATAACAAGACACCTAATCCTGTTACGCCAATGACTGCTTTAGACTTTGGCAACAGAGAGATGCTCAGAGGCACACAATGGGAGAAGTTCTTAGACCCTAACTATGGCAAAGTTCCTACACCAGTACAGTTCAATCAGCCATCAAACATGAGTTACGATAGGTTAATGAGCATCTTAGGTACTAACAGATATGTACTGCCAAGCCAAGCCCTCTCAATCAACGATGTAATTTCTGGAATACAAAACCAATATGGACAAACACCTACTGGCTCAATGGGCTAAGAATCTGTTAAATGATGACTTTTTCAAAGAAGTCATAGATAATTTGAAAAAACAACAGATTAGTGTGATAATTAACACAAATGCAAGTGACATTGGTGTAAGAGAAGACTCTTATCGAAATATCAAAGCAATTGAGTTGCTTACAGGACACCTAGAAGGTTTAGCCTCGGAAACTGTAATCAGAGATAAGAAGTGGAAGATACTTTGAATTCTGTTGCGTAAAAGCAACACCGCAGTTCAGACGGATTCTGACGATTTTTGAGATGACAAATGGAAAACACCAACCCACAAGGGAGTGAAAGCCTAAATGTAAACCAAGCCGCTTCAGCGTTTGAGAGTTTAATGGGTGATTCAGAGGAAGCTGACAACAGCCAAGCCGAAGGTCAAACAGAGGAACTACAAGCAAGTGATGAAGTTGAGCAAGAGTATGCGGAGGAATCCGAGGAAATTGCGCCCAAGCCTAGATATAAAGTCAAGGCTGCTGGTGAGGAAATCGAGGTTGACGAAGATGAACTCATTAAAGGTTATCAACAAGGTGCGGACTACACCAAAAAGTCTCAGGCACTAGCTGAACAGCGTAAGGCACTCGATGCCGAGCGTAGTCATCTAGAGCAAGTGAAACAAGAGCGAATGGCTTATGCCCAGAAATTAAAGGCTTTGGATAGCTTCCTCAGCCAACAAGATCAGGGTGTGAACTTAGATGTTCTAAAGGAAACAGACCCCATTGGTTATGCCGTGGCGGTAGCTGAACAGAGTCAGCGTGAGAAGCAGTTAGCAGTAGTTAGAGCCGAACAGCAACGCCTTGCCCAACAGCAACAAGCCGAGCAACAAGCCTCTCTGCAAAACCATCTCCGTCAAGAATCTGAGAAGCTAGTGAGTCTGATTCCTGAGTTGGCTACGCCACAGGGTGATGCGGTTCGGAAACAAATCCGTGACTATGCGAAGTCTGTTGGGTGGACTGACCAAGAACTCAGTTCCGTATATGACAGTCGTGCTGTGGTGAGTTTGTATAAAGCAATGAAGTATGAGCAACTTCAAAAGAGCAAGCCTGAGTTAACCAAGAAACTCCAAGCTGCTCCTAAGATGATGCGATCTGGAACTTCAGCGCCTCCTACAAAGTCGTCACAAGATAAACAGGTAATGCAAAGGTTGCGTGAAACTGGCAAAGTCCAAGACGCTGCTAAAGCATTTGAACGATTCTTTTAATTTTGGAGTTTTAAAATGGCTACATATCAAACCTATACCGCTATCGGTATGCGTGAAGACCTTTCTGATGTAATCTATAACATCAGCCCCACAGACACACCTTTCATGTCTTCTATCGGCAAGACAAAGGCTACTGCTGTTTATCACGAGTGGCAGACTGACTCTTTGGCAGCCGCTACTTTGAGCAACTACGCTGTTGAAGGCGACACCGCTTCTGACGCTACTATGTCTCCAACAACTCGTGTTGGTAACCGCACTCAGATCGCTCAGAAGACTGTTAAGATTTCTGGCACTTTGCAAGCTGTTGACAAAGCTGGTCGTAAGTCTGAAAAGGCTTACCAATTGGCTAAGGCTTCTGCCGAAATCAAGCGTGACATGGAAACCTCTTTGTTGAGCAACCAAGTCGCTGCTAACGGCAACAGCTCTACTGCTCGTAAATTGGGCGGTCTGCAAGCATGGTTGGCTACCAATGGCGACTTTGGTACTTCTGGTTCTGCTGGTTCTGGTGGTACTACTGCTCGTACCAATGGCACAAACCGCACTTTCACAGAAGCAATCTTGCAAACTGTTGTTAAGGAAGTTTACGCCTCTGGTGGCAATCCTAAAGTGTTGATGGTCAACCCTGCACACAAGCAAGTTGTTTCTGCCTTCACAGGTATTGCTGCTCAGCGCTTCATGGCTCCAGCTAATGCTCCTACTACCATCATTGGTGCGGCTGATGTCTATTTGAGCGATTTCGGTACAATTTCTGTTGTTCCTAACCGCTTCATGACTTCTACCAACTCATGCGATGAGACAGCATTTGTGCTTGATCCCGACATGGCTGCTGTTGCTTACTTGCGTCCTTTCCAGACCAACGAATTGGCTGTGACTGGCGACAATGAGTCAACACAACTGTTGGCTGAGTACACATTGGAAGTTAAGAACGAAGCCGCACATGGCATCATTGCTGACTTGACACCTTAATCTAAGGTAACCTAGAAAAATGCCTCAGACTTAAACCTCTGGGGCATTTTCTTTTCTACACAAACTGATAGAATTAGCTTATGCAAAACCCTGTCAATTTTCGTCAATCTGCTGTCCATTCTGATGGTGATGGTGGCATCATTATTGAGACTCGTCAGGATATTTCTGACATTCTTGAACAAAACAAAAAAGAGTACAACTCTTATGATGAACGAGCAAGATGGTCAGACGAATTGCTTGGCAATAAGGTTGCTTCAATTCCAATGACTGTTATTGATGACCTAAACGCTAAAGGCATCATGCGTGGTTTTGCTGTGGTGGACGAAAAGCGCTTTAAAGCGTGGTTAAACGAGCGTGATAACAGAGTTTTTAGAACTCGGACTGGAGTGGTATGAGTTTCGCAACATACTCTGATTTAAAAACATCTATTGCAGGATATTTGGCTCGGTCTGACTTGACTAGCCAGATTCCAGACTTCATTACATTTGCAGAGAATCGACTCCGTAGAGAGTTGCGTATTCGTCA